TCTGAACATTGATATTGATTAGTGGTTGTATCTTCAACCGACATAAAGTAATATCCACTCTTATAAGGCTCATCAAAACTTGCTACGACGTGTGATGTAGGTGATCCAGAAGAAGAAATAGCCTTATATCCTGTAGATACTCTAGCAACAGATAGTGATGTTGATCCAATCCCTACTCCACTAGAAGATAGAGCCATGAGTGAAGTATTAGCAGTAATAGCAACAGAAACATTAGGATGGAATTCTACTATTATATCACCACCACTAATGGAAGAATTGAAAGTACCCAATCCAGAACTTGTTCCGCCCAAAGTATTAGTTAAATCGCCATATTCCACCATATAAACATCAGTTCCATCATGACATAAACTCAATTCTTGAACAGCTAGATTTCCTCCAGTGTCCTCAAGTTGAACATGAACTTTAGCTGATGTATAATCGGTTGAGATTGCAACCAAAGTGTCCTTTGTGACTCCCGCACCAACATTTACATAATAACCTGTTACTATACCAACAGTACCTAAATCCAGTTGCTCAGAGAGAATATCATCATTTAAAGTTCCCAAATCTACAACAGAAACTGCATAATTATTATATTCTGATTTAATGGGATTCCAAGTCAATCTCCAGTTATCAGCTTCAACAGAATAGTCATAAGATCCTAATCCACCATAAGGATAGGTACAAATGGTAGCATATTGGTTACTATACGCAATATTCTTATATTGAAGAAGTGAAACAATAGAGAATTGTCTTTCATCAGTATAAGTGGTATCCTGAGCAAAAGTGAATATCTTATTATAAGTTCTATCAAAACCAAAATATGCAATAGGACTACTACTAGTAGCTCTAGGATTACTATTGAAAGTACTACTCATATCATCAATAGTAAGAACTCTATTACCAACGGATTCATAGAAATCTGTAAGAGTCCTATTTTTAAAATCGATAGTTGTGGAAATGTTTATATCACCAATTTCAATAGTTCCTTCAGTTACATAATCAAAATCATAATAACAGTTAAAATCACCATATCCAATAATTTCATTTACAATCTCAATATTAGTATCTTCAGGTAGAGTCAACATGCTATCAGCACTATCACTCTCAATCACAAGATCGCTGAATTTAGCAAATCCTGAAGTATGGTTTAGAGAACTTACTGGATCATCCCAAGTTTGAAGAGGAACTCTAGATTCTAGTGAATATGAGAAGTTCTGGTAGTACTCATTATTAGGCAATTTCTGCAAACTGTCATTTAAGAATCCACTATTACTTTGCCATCCACTATATACTGTCGTACCAGCACCTATAAGAATTTCAGAGTTAAAATCAATCTTGGTCTCAATCACACCCTGAGTGTTAGAACTTTTACCTTTTACAATACTTCCAACTGTAAATTCCTTACCAGTAGTAATTTTTAACTGCTCTATCTTAGGATTCCAATTCTCAACGTATCCTACCTTTCCATCACTAATAACTTCTTCATCTTTGAAGAAATTATTCTTCTTAAGGACTGAATTATAGATTGGGAAATCAATTTCTGAAATAACTCTAGCGCTAGAGTTAGATGTATCTATAGTTCCAGGAACATCTCCAACACCAAGATAATCAGTCAATTTATACTCAATCCAAGCACCTGTTCCTCCAAGTTGACTATCTGCATTACTAACTTCAAATAGTGAGTAGTTATAGTTCTCTGAATTGTATCCAGTTCCAGTAGAACCAACGCCAACACTAACATTTTCCACCATAATCTTGGATCCTGGATTATAGGGAAAATCTAGAGGATCGCTAAAGGTTGCATCTGGGAAAATCCTTACAGTCTTGGTAGATGCGTTATAAGTGAGTGATGAGAACCCAACACCATTAGAATTCCTTATAGGAATAATAGTAGGAGGTACATCATAAATTCCAGTAGTATTTTGAAGAATAGTGACTTGTTTATCACCTAATTTATAAGTGATGTCAATATTAGGAACAATCTTACCAGTATAACCATCTTTTACCAATATTTTAGGAGATACAAGGTAATTTCTTCCTGCGGAGGCAATTCCAATACTTTCAAAGGAAGCAAGAGCTTCAATCTTCAATATTTCAGGAAGATTAGCAATAGCTCTTAAAGTAGTGTCTGTTGGATAGTCAAATCCAATAGAACCCATCCTACTATTCAATACTTTGCCAATATTATTGCTTTGTGCGTTTATAATGGCTCCAGTACCTTTGTCACTAGTAACTGAATTTATTTTTGGTAAAGATTTGTAACCATTACCATCATTCAACATTTTAATTTTAGTAATAGTACCTTCTGTTGTTAGTGCATCTGTTTCATAGGTTAAATCCGAATTAGTATCATTATAAGTGAAAATATCAGGGATTTGTCCAATATTGAAGGTGAACGTAGTAGTTCCAATTCCAGTAAGATTATGTTTTCCATCATAAGCCGTTTTTACTATAAAAATCTTATTATATGGATTTACGTCTTTATCAATTACTAGTTGACTCTTAAGTGTTGGAATAATATCCAAATTATCCAGTTGGAACTTGTAATATAGACTTTGAGGGATGTTTTCATCAACTTTAATAGTCAAATGAGCACTTGCATCAATACCAATCTTACCACTAGAGGTAACTTCAAACTCTCTATTAGATTTGGAGGTTAAAAATCTATTATTAAACCCAGAATCAGTAAAAATGTCCAAACTAAAGGCAGAATAGGTAATCCCATTCTGAATAAATGACAAAGATGGGTCTGAAAGGTCAAATTTCAGTTTTTGACCTCTTTTTACATTTATTAGAGGATTAATCTTTGATAGAGTTCCAGCTGAAGCGCTTGTAAGATTAACAAAAGCGGGATTTTCTTCATTTAATTGGAATTTTTCCTCAACAAGACGAATTTTGTTTCCACTGAAGGGAATAACATAATACATTGCTTCATTTACTAATCCACCAACGGGAGTAGAAGCTGTATGAATGACTTTATCACCTTTTTTAAACTTATGAAGGGTAAAGGTGATAGTATTCATTATAGTATCAACATCACCAGATGCAAATGTCACTGGATCACATATTATTCTTCTATTATAATCATTATACTTAATAGTAAGAGTTTTAATATCTTTTGGCTCAATAGACAAATAAACCTTGTCACTAGTTCCATTTTGATTACTTAAAAGAGTACTCTTCAACCCATGTGTCGATGCGGTAGAGACTGTAACTATATTTTTATCAACTTGTCCAGTAATAACATTGGTTAATGATGTTTTGAAGCTCTGATATACACCAGTTCCAATATTTGTAAAATAAAGGAGTCCATTAGTTGTATTAATACCTACAAAACCTGTTGTTGTCATTCCAACTCTAGTGGATGACACTCCAATAAAGTTACGACCTATAGGTGCAGCATATAACTTCTCATAATGTAAAAGATTTCTATATGGCTCTCCTTCAATACCATTCCAAGTAACAATAGATGTTCCACCATTAGGTCTATAATAAAGAATATCATTTAATTGTAACTTATGATCCTCTATGTAAATGGATTGAGGCTCAACAAATACTTGAGTGACTCCTACACCAGGCATGGAAAATACTATGGTATTTCCAACACCAACTCCAGTTACTGTACCCAATCCAACAGATTCGGCAGGGTTAAAATACTCTTCCCTATTGAGTCTAAAAGTTTTAGTAGTTTTCAGAGATCCTACATTAACTTTAAACTTCCTGGGATCTTCAAATAACTGAGTAAGACTAGTATATGCAGTTCCTACTGTACCACCATACTCTCTCAATACCCGAATTCTTTCAGTTCTTCCATCTACGTTAAGAACTTTAACTTTTTCTGTCCCAATACCCAAAATATCATTTTCACGAATATATGGGAATTCTAAAAGTCCAGAAACATAGAAATATGTGGTCAAACCAGTGGTAGCTGTACTAGCTATTCCCAAAGTTGTAACAAAATTATCAGATCTAATTCCAATAGTATAAGATCCATCAAATCCATCAAAATATTCAGACAATCCAGAAATATTAACAATATCAAAATTCTCTAGATCATGAGGTTGAGTATTAAAACCAACAAATGATCTTCTACTATCAGTAGCTGAAAATTCAACACCATAAAATACAGTAGTTGCACAACTAACAGTATTAATAGTTTTACCTGATACTCTTTCTACTCTAGCAGAAGCATCTTGACCTTCTGTTCCATCATTATCAAAAACTAATCTATCATTAACTTTATAAATGCTACCACCAGTAATAATTCCTACACCTTCAATAGTACCAATAGAAGTTCCTTGAATCTCAACAGTAGATTCTACAATCTTATTAGAATTGAAGACATAATCATAACTACTCTTATCATCATTGGTATGATATACTTTAGTATTTCTAAACCAACCCTTATCCTCAATATCATAAGATGTTTGATTTGAATCTTTACCAAAATTGAAGATGTTAGGCTCTGATTCAAAAGTATTGCCAATAATATAAGGGAAAGCAGGTCTCTTATAATTTGTGAATGGACCTTCAGAGTCCACACTAATCATATTAAGAGTAGTAAAATAACAATACTTACCAAGAGGGAAATCTGGAGTAATACAGAATCTGCCATTATGGTCATCTAAGTCTCCTCTCTCAGTGAAGATATAATCCTCAACAAAGAATCCACCACCAAAAAGTGAAGTTGGTGGTCTATGAGTTTCATCAACACTTAATTCATAACCAGATTGAATCTGCTTGATATTACCACCATCAGCATTAGTATAACCATAAGGACCATAAATTGGATTTCCATCATATGCCCATCCCAAAATAGGAGAGTGATAATTGCTGGCTATCTCAACACCATTCTGTACCTTTAAATCAGGAACACCATAAAGAGTATTATCTTCATCCTCACCAGCGACGACATAAGTCGATGCTCTTAAAGGTCTTGGTGCATAAAGATGTGAATACTCCAAAGATGAACTATCAATATTCTCATTAATAAATCCATCATCATCTGTCAAAGTATTAAAGTTTCTTTCAAATAGATTAATAGACCAAGTACGTAAAGTGCAATCAATTTTTGAATCTAATCCAGCAGAAGTTACTGTTAATGAAGTAGATTCTGTATCGAAACCTACGCCACCATTTATAATTTTTACTTCTGCCAAAATACCAGTAGCTGGATCTATAACAGGAGTAAGTCTAGTATTGCTCCCAGTTCCACTAACTACAATATCTGGAGGAGAATTATAACTATTACCTGGTGAATTAATAATAACCTCATCAATCTTCCCATTCTGAATAATTGGAGTTAAAATAGCTCCTTCACCACTAGAAAGATTAATTCTAGGTTGTCTATTAAAATTAAAGACTTCAGAAGCACCATATCCAACACCACCAGAAGTTAAATCAACAGATTCAACAGAACCCCTGAAAATGGGTTGAACTTTAGCTGCAAAATCTTGACCTGTACGAATATTAACTCCAATATTACCCTCAACACTTACTGTTATAGGTTCGTAATTAAAAGTTCCATCTCCAACAGAAATAAGATCTACCTTAATATCATTATCATAGTAATATTTGAAATCTGTTACTCCTGTCCCTACAAGAGTTAAACAGAATACATTATTATCAACCTTCTTAACATAATATTTTTCATTAGCAGATAATCCTACAATAGGTGTGCTACCAGGAGAATACTGAATAGTATCTCCACTAGAATATCCGTGATTTTTGATAGTAATCTTATCGAGAGCTGTACTAATACCTGTAGATACAACTTGCCTCTTTCTATTCTTATATCCTCTACCAGGATTAGTAATAACAATATTAGATACTATTCTCTTCCTAGAAGATGATTTAATATTCTGTACACCAGATCCGAAAGAAACAAGATCTACAGTATTAATACCAACTCTAGAATCATCTGGACTGGTATAAAGCTTAATGGTGTAATTGTCTACAATTCCAATATAATAATAGTTATCAGTAGTGAGTCCAACAACTCCTGAAAGATTATTGGGGTCATATATTACCCTCTCATTATCATCAAATTTATGGAATGTAGAGAATCCAATAGTATTATTAGCAATACTAACATCCCCACCATTCCTCTCAGCATTAAATGAAGGGCTGTGAATAACAAATGCCATATTGACTGCAGCCGCAGCATTTTCAATAGGATTGCCACCAGTAATCCTAACAGTAGGAGTATCTACATAATCATAACCAGTATCTAATAATTCCAATCTTTCAAGTTGTCCTTCTACATCGCAAATACCAGTAGCACCAGTTCCAACAGCATCTTGCACAATTAGAATGGGAGGATTGATAATATCATAATTTTTTCCACCATTTGTTACATCAAATGACTGAATATCTCCATAATATAAAGAATTTCTGGATTTATAGTTAATAATTTCAGCGCCATTAATTAAAATACCAGTATATCCTGGATCTGTCTCATAAGTCCCACTTTTATTGACTGGTTCTGCAATTTCTCTATAAATTCCTTGAGGAGCAAGATATTTTAAGTAAAAATCATAGTAGCAAAACTTATTATCAGACACTTCCCCAGCTAATTTAAGGTATTTTCCTCCAAAAATATCAGATTTACTGTTAGATAACTTAATATCAGTAGAATTTATCCTTTTTACGTAATAAACACCAGCATCTATGTCATCAAATTTACTTTCTGACTCAAAAGTAAGAACAACTCCATCAGAAGTTACTGAAGTAGTCCTAATAACTCCTGGTTCGTAGAAAATTGCATCACCAGTGTAGAATCCATGATCAGTTCCAGAGGTTAAAGTGAGAGTTTCAGAGTCACTTTGTGATGATCCATTAAAAGTGACTACTTTATTATAGGCATTTAATGGCAAATTTGGATAATTCGGTATAGAATTGGAAGCAACAAGTACTTCTTCATCAAAATTTACATAAGTATTTTGTACATTTGCAAAGAAATCTTTAATTTGAGTATATTTTGAAGAATCTCCCTTCAAAATATCATTTCTAATAGTAAAATTCTTCCCGACATCTATCAAACCTGATAATCTTATGATGAATTTAGTACTAGAAATAATTCTTGATACTGATCCTGATGTTTTTTGATCAGAATCATCAATCAAATTGACAAAATAACCAGGTTGTAAGAATTGATCATCATAAGTAACTACTTCATAACTTCTCTCAGAAGAGTCAAGAAGTACAATACTCTCTACTACCCATTTTGTCTTAACATTAAACTTCCAATTTTTGGATTTTTCAAGATCGGACTCTTTTCCTAAGGACTGAATCCTAACAGTATCATCTTTATTATAAAATTCTGATGGTCCATTTACCTTAAATTCAGTTAAAGTTGAAGTTATTCTGACTTGAATGGATTGTCCAATACCAACAGTAGCATAAGAAAAATCATCCCATCTAATATTAGTAGCTTCAGGAATAATGGCACTTACTCCACTTACACTTAAAAACTGTGTAGAGTTAGTTCCACTGTAACCCATACTTACCGAATTACCATCCGCATCATATCCTACAATTTTTCCACTCCACGGGAACCCAATTGTTGAATCTACGTCAACAATTGTAGCTCCGATAGAAACTGCATTCAACGCTTGGGTCTTCGGATTAGGTTGAAAGTCCCCATAAATGGATCCGAGAGTGTCAATATCCCTCTGATATCCAGAATCTACTGAAATTTGGTAATAATCACCTTCCGAATACTGAATTTTTTCAACATTTGTAACTGTTCCCCTAGAATTTGAAGAATCTTGGAAAATTGTTCTATTTTTTAAGTCTAAAACGTTGCCATTTACGGATTCAACAACAAAATCTTGAGTAACTCTATAATCTGCATTAGAGGGCTTAAGTAAAAACTTACTCGGCTTGATAATTTCTACTTCTTCGCCATATAATGCTCTAAAAAGTATCTTAAATGACTCATCCGTACCCTTCGATTTGTAAAAAGTGTCAGCACCGAAGATAAAATTCCTCTGATCAATATCAGAATGAAGATTTCTATCAGTAAATCCGGGAACAAACTGTCCTTTTATCTTCTTAAAGAATTCCTGTAAGAAAATAATGTTCAAATTATGAACAACTGCTCCCTTAGTATGGCGCGCCTTCTTCGAAGTAGTAAAAGTGAGTTGATCTGTTTCAAATCCAAGATAAGTGGTAATACCACTAAATCCTCTATTACAATTTACAAATGTTTGATCAGTTTTATACTCATATTCTATAATTTCATCATCAATTTTAATTAAACCATCTGTTTCAGGAAAACCTTCAGTAAAATTACCATCTACAGATACAGTAACAGTTCTATCATTATAATGAAGGTCTTTTTCTAAAATCGTATAAGATTTGAGATTGACAAGTTCATCAACTTTGACGTATTGGTCAATATTTTGTATTAAATCGGCTGGCGCGCCTTGAAATTCTTGAGAAACGTAATATTTTTCTAAAAATTCTCCTAAAAGAGGAAAATCTTCTCTAACATATCGTGGAAGCTGACTCTGAACGATATCTTGGAATTTTACTCTATCTATTGACATCTACTGTTATCTTGTAAAAGTACCATTGGAGTAACTAGAAGTTACGTTATAATTACTACCTGAAATATCATCGCCAGATGCAATATTATCCGACTTCATAGTTACTGTTGAGAATCTAGTATCTAATTGTAGATAAAGATCCTGCAATCCAATAACATCATTAGAATAAGGAATAGTTGATATTTCTATAAGGGGCGCTCCTCTATTTACCACAGTAGAAAGAACCTTCATTGGGTTCATCTTAATTTCACCTTTCTTATAATTAATAATACCAATGTTCTTCTTAACAATAACTGGTTCTGCAAGAGCATCCAATTTGAATAGGAATACAGATCCAGTCAAAAGATCTTTATTAGGAAGATCCCCAAGATATACAGTTCCACTAATACCACTTACAGCAAATCCAGAAGATTTAATGTTATAACCATCTTCACTACCTACGTGGAATCTATTTCCATAACAAATCTCATATTCAGCAAAAATATTAAGAGCGGGTCTCAAATCTCTTCTCATATTAACTGTCGTAATGTTGGAAGTAATAGATGAATGACTATCATCAATAACTTTCAAGAATTTACTATATTTAAATCTTGCTCCAAACCTATTAAGTTCAGTAGAATCAGCATAATCTACAATATTATTTAAAATGATATCTTTTACATAATTGTAAGAAGGTGCCAGATTTGTATTATAATAAGCTGTAGTTTGTGTATCAATATATAAGTATTTTAAATCTACAACTTCACTTACAATACCAGCAACAGAATATCTCTTCAAATCCCTCTGAATATTTTCTTTAATTGTTGAAGAAAGATAAACACCATTTTCGGGTTTAATACTAACATAAACTTTTCCATACTGGGGAGGTTCTAAATCCTCTCCACCATAAGCAGATACTGATTCACATTCTGGATAGATTGAAGGAATAATAGCTTCATAATCTGATGCTGTCACAGCTCTATTTTGGGATGCGTAAATTTGAGATGCATATTTCTTAATGGAGTTTACATCCTCAATAGATTTACCACCATAAGATGTTGTATATGTGGAAAGTGGTGAAACTCCTTTCGTAACAACTCCACCATTATTGTCTCTAAGAGAACCAGCAAAAGTAAAGCTGGAAATATCATTACCTAATTCACCATTACCAGAAATATAGTTAACGGTAACATAATTTGGTTCTTGTAACTTTAGACCAAATGTGCCATCACCAAATAATAACTCATATCTCTCATCTGGTATTTCTTGAATAAAGAAAATTGGTGAAGTTGGCCCAACTTGTACCAAACTATTTGATAAGGTATATTTCCTTTCAATAGTAGAACTTTGTGAATCTCTAACAATTACTCTAATAGTAGAAGTATCAATACCACTATTAGTTAAAATATACTTTTGATTAGGATTTCTAGAACTTACAGTAAAATCCTGACTAATATAAGTTCCTTCATAAATTTTAATATTATTGAAAGTTGCAACCCCATTAGAATTTACATTGACAGTAATATCAGAAGGAATGGAGAAGATATAACTTTCATTACCAAAAGTTTGGTAACTTAAAGCAACAATACCTGATTTAAGAGTTAAAGTAACAGCACTTGTACTGGATACGTCAACACTAAAACTAATATTTGATACAGCAGATTTTTTGGAATGAGGCAAATATCCAATATTACGTGCTAGAGATACCACATTTTCTCTTAATGTGGCACTATCAATAAACACTTCATTAGATACCATATTGGCATTATATGAAGTGATGTAAGTATTATATGCTAGAGTATCAATTATTGTTGAGAGATTAGATCCCTCAAAATCATAATCCGTAAATTTTGAATTAGATTTCAAATAATCCCTAATGGAAGTTTTGATCTGATCAAAATTTAGGTTGCTAAAATTAACTAATGGCATTTACTTATTACCTAGTAGATTCTAATGCGAATGTGAGTGTTTGTTGTGGAACATCAATACCTACAATATTATATCTTATAGTTACGTCAAAACTATGTTCTATTTCATTAGCTAATACATCAACCTTAGTTAACCTAACACGAGGTTCATAGGAAGTAATAGTATATTCGATTTCATCTCTAATAGAAGAAGAAGTCAATCTATCCAAAGATTCAAATAGTAAATTAGAAACATTAGAACCTACTAAAGGTTGAAATGGTTTCTCACCCGGTATAGTATAAACTAAATTACGAATGGAACGTGCAATAGCAGTCTCATTCTTATTATCAATCAGATCATTATTGATAGGATTAGTCAGAAACGAAGCACTTATATCCTTAAATGCTTGACTGATTCTCTCAACGGGCATTGAAAAATGTTACAACAATATCGAGTTATTTATATTATAAAAACTCATTTAAGACGTTAGGATCCCCAAAAGCTTCAATATCTTCAGGATCAGTCACTTCGAATAAATCAGTACCTTTGGATTTCTTCTGAGGGGTTATATCATCTTGATTGATCTCACGTAACATTTCTCTTTCATCATTAGAGATTGGTTCAACTAATATTAGTTTGCGGTCCATAATAGGGTCCTTTATATACTACTATTTACGAGCAATAAAAAAGGGGAATTACTTCCCCTGTCCTCTATATTCTTTCTTAGCTTTATTCCTACTAGTAGAAACATACTTAGTATGTTTACCATGTCCTTGTCTAGTCTTCTTAGGGATGGACTCAATATAGTCGCCCCCAAGAACACCTTTTACAATTCTAGCCATATTAAATTACCCTAGTCTTTTCATGTCCAACTCTAATACGTGGATCACACCAGATCTCAAATCCAGCTTCCATAGCATCTAAACAGAAGCTAACATCTTCACCACACATATCTTGAACAGCACCAGATTCAAATACTTGCATCTTAGGAGCAAACCAAGGATACTTCATTTCATCATGTTCAAATACACCCTTCTTAATCATAACCCAACCAAAGCCAGTATAATCAACTGTAAAGGGTTTACTACGCTTACTAATGCCATCAACCATCTCATGGTTCATAACACCACCATTATTCCTAAAGTCATCTTCATCTAACCAATGTGCAACTGAAGTAGTCTTACCATCTTCTGTTGCATACCATCCAGCAGCAATAGAGTTCTCTTTAGTTTCATCCCATGTTGTTTCACCATCTTCATTAGTAGAAACAACCTCTTCAGGAACAGCTAGATCGCATAGTTGCCAAAACTTATCACTATTGAATACAATATCACTATCAATCCATAACTGATAATCATATTCCAGTTTACCATCCCATGGAAGTTGATCAGGACCTCTAAGAACGTTTGCACCCAAACACTTACAACGTGCAAAATTAACCATGGAACTATAATCCTGGCTAATCTGAATACTCATTTGGTTTTGAACTAAATCGAAACATAACTGTACGAAACTCTTCAAGAACTGATACGAAACGCCACGACCAGGAAGACAAAATACAATACCTTTACCCCGCATTCGTTGCTTGATCGCATCAATGTCCCATTGGGGTTCATCGCCCTTTTTTGGCTTGGGACTTGAAGCTTTAACCGTAAAACCTTTGGCCATTAATAATGTCCTCTCATTTCAATTGTAATTATAACTCAATATTTAGATCCTGTCAACTCATATTTAATAAGAAGGTATATTATTTCTTTCTTAATTTGTATGTGAATATATGTTTACCAGGGGTTTCGACATATTTTGCAGTTCCATCCTCTAAAGCATTCTTTACTCTCTGTGCAAATGGTTTCAATCTCTTATTACCATCTTTGTCTATGTGATAAGTTCTTATACACTTATCGTGATATGTTCTGTCATTGTAGATAATGACCTTACCTTTTGATGTAAGTCCTCCATATGTGAAGTTACTGGCTTTGTATATTGTTCCACTATGATTATGAAAAGCATCCGCGTATGAGACGATTATTTTATAGTTCGTATTCCTCTTCAACCATTTGATTGTTTTTCCAATGAAATAACTTTCAGCGCACTTTGGTGTGTTGTCTATACAACAAAGTCTCCTGAGTTCAACAACATCTGATTCACTTTCACCATACTTTTTCCAAGAGTTGGCCATACCAAGTGGCCCATAAATCATGGCACCAATGAGTTGAGAATTGTAGAACAATCCAAAGACCTGAGATATTTTGAGTCCATTGACATTGGACGAGTAATGCCAAGTTTCTACAAAATCCCTCACATATTGAATGGTGGTGGGTTTAACATCAAAATCTTTGACACTCAGATGTCTCAAATCCAGATCATCATACAGGAGATCTTTGATAATGTTCATTGAATTTATCTCTGAGTTTATCAATAATTACTATTTTAACAGATTCTACGTCTGAAAGAAAGTCATCCCATTGATCTTCAATACCTAGGACTTTGAAGATAGCTTTTCCATGAAGATGACGAACACCATCTTTCATATAATCATTCTTCTTACGATCTTCCCAGTAGGCATAGAGAGGAATTTTATTCTTCTCCTCAGCTGATTGTTTGAGTTTAATCAAATTAGACTTTCTTGAAGAACTATTGTCAGTTGATGGATTCTTTTTCTGTTCAGCAACAAACCTAGAATCTTCCCAATCAGTTTTCAACCCAACACCTAAATGATTTGATTCTGGATCAGGATTCCATTCAGGTATCGCAGACTCAACGTAATCGCCAATAAATTGATCAACTACCCTTGAAAGAAAATATCCTCTATTTTCATCAAAGGTCAGAAACTCATTATATTTAAATGTATTTTTAGAATCAAAATCATAGTTGTTGATTCTTTGAATGATTACTCGCTTAACAGTAATCATTTAGCAATCCCTTTACTTCATATAATAATCTAATTATAACTCAATATTTAGATCCTGTCAATAAAACCTTTACGTAGTATA